TAAAAAGGAAGTTAGCCAGGCTGATGATTTAAAAGCAATGTTATTGAATAGAAAGAAAACGAAATGATGAAAAAGATACTGCTTTCTCCAATTTGGAGCATATTAGTTCTTGGATTACTTACTCTATTAATTGCGAATAACCCTAGCTTTCTAGAGAGTGTAAAGCTAAGATACTTTGACCAATTGATAATAAATCAAGAACCGGTTCAGAATAACATCTATACTGTAAACATAGATGAAGCTGCGATTGAAGAAAAAGGTCAGTGGCCATGGCCTCGTGGAAATTATGCTGCACTAATTAAAGATTTATACACGAGAAACGCTGGGCTCGTTGTTTTTGGAGTCCTAATGAGCGAGAACGATCGTTTTAACGAGGATATTATTCTTGCAGAGACGATGGGTGTATATCCAACGATTTTGAATATAGTCGGTAGTGATAGAACTGTAAACGAACCTATTAACCCAGGCGCGGCAATCATTAATTCTGAATATCAAGATCTCATTCTTTCATATCCAGGCATCATTGCAAACATTCCTCAGCTAGAAAAGTTTGCAATAGGATCTGGTATAGTGAATACTCTACCAGAACCGGACGGCGTCACAAGACGAGTTCCTCTTGTCATTGGATCCGAAGGTGTACTGTATCCAAACTTAACGTTAGAAGTTCTTCGCGTTCTTGCTGGAGATCCAAGCTTTCAGATCCGTCTCTCTCCGCTTGGAGTTGATAAGTTAAGAGTACCACAGTTCGGTTCTATAACGACAGACGAACTCGCAAGAGTATGGATTGACTGGAGTCAAAAATCAATATCAGTAAGTGCAGCTAATCTTCCTGAAGACTTCGGCGGAGCTGTAGTCTTTGTTGCTCCTACTGCGGCAGGTATAAACAATCCGATAGCGACTGCAGCAGGAAACGTTTGGCCGCACGATCTTCAGGCTGCGCTATTAGGAACAGTGTTCAATAACGCAAACATAGAGAGACCTGCGTGGGCTGCCGGCGCTGAACTACTTGCGTTTGTTGTAGGAGGATCCTTACTGATACTTCTGTCAAGATGGACATATGTAGGTCTAGGCTTCTTCGTATTACTCGTCGGGGCAAGTATCGGAACTAGCATATATGCTTTCTCAGAATATAAGATGCTTATAGACGGCATATCCATCCCAGCAGGTTTAGTACTCCTTGGTTTGGTTCGATATGCAGTAAAGTTTATAGACGAGTTTCTACAGAAGCAAGCAATTAAGAAACAGTTCGGAGGATATGCTTCACCTGAAGTTGTTGAGATCCTACAAAAGAATCCTAAACTAGTTAAGGAAGGCGTTAAGAAAGAAGTTTCAATCTGCTTCTCTGACCTTCGTGGATTTACACCTCTCGGCGAGTCCTTTGGTGACGACGTTAAGGGTCTAACGGAAGTAATGAACGGATATATGGATGCCATCACTCAGCCCGTTCTAGATGCCCGTGGTATGATCATCAAGTATATCGGTGACGCATCAATGCATATACACAATGCACCTGTAGAAGATCTAGAACACCCGAAAACAGCAGTTAAGACTGCTCTCAACATGTTAAAGGCTGTAGAAAAGTTCAACGAAAAGCTCGTCGCATCAGGCCGTCCGCCGGTAGGAATGGGTGCTGGTGTCAACACTGGTCTAGGATACATTGGAGAGATGGGATCCACCAAACGTCACTCATATGACGTACTAGGTGATGCTGTTTCCACGACAGCAAGACTTGAGTCTCAGTGCAAGTCCTACGGGGTGTTACTCATTATTGGCCCAGAAACCGTTCGCAGAACGAATGAAGACTTCTTCTATCTGAAGCTCGACGATCTTGCTGTAAAAGGAAAGACGATTGGTCTAGACATATACACGGTTCTTGACGACGTGAAACCGGAATATCACGAGAGCAAGATACTTCACGATAAGATGTACGATCTATATCGCTCTCAAGATTTTAACGGTGCGATTGAAATGTGTAAGCAGTTGACAAATTCTTTCGATGGTAAGATGCGAGAGTACTATAAAATATGGATCAACCGCTGTGTCTTTATGAAAACTCAAAAGCTGCCGAAGGATTGGAACGGAGTGTTTGTCGCAACTTCAAAATAGTTGATAAATAGTATACATCATAAAGGATAGATGCCATGCTAAACATAAACTATTCTATCGACTTCATTCAAGAAACAAAGAAACAGTTCGTAAGATCTACCGTTTCTGACGAGAGAATAAAGACCGGTCTCCTAAATTTTGTTGACAAACAAACAGAGCTATGTAAAATAATATCTAAGAACTTTGAGGAATTTAGCAAGATTGGATTTGAAACTGTTATGAGTAAAGGAAATATATGTAAACCATGAGTAACTTGAGAGAGCTCACCAAAGAAGAGCATAGGAGAGCAGAGAGAACTGCTTTCATGAATAGAATGTTAAAGAAGCAGATAACACCGTATCAGTACTATGTGTATCTTTCCAATCAGTTATATGTGTATATTGCGTTAGAGTACTGTGCAGCCGAAGTTGACATCTTTGGAGAAAACCTTGATAGAATTATGAGAGCTCCTGCATTACTAAACGATGTCATGGACATGGAAACCAAAAACGGATTTAAAGATGCTCCGATAATGCCAGGTTCTAATGATTATGTCAATCACATTAAAGCTATTGCGCAAGATAAAGAAAAACTTATAGCGCACATGTACGTAAGACATATGGGAGATCTATCGGGTGGGCAGATCATAAAGAAGTTAGTTCCTGGTCCAACCTTGTTTTATGAATTCGAAGGCGACGTGGACGAGCTAAAGACGATCATCAGAAGTAGCATTCACGACGGTCTAGAAAAAGAAGCAAAAGTATGCTTTAATATGGTACAAAAGATTTTAGAAGAATTGGAGGAGTACTTTGGAGCTATGGAACTCGCTGATTCAGCTGTCAAGCAAGATTGAAGAGATCTTAGAAACTAACTACGAACGCAAAGACTCTCTACAACTATTCGACGGCTGGAGAGATAATATTTGGAGTTCGAAATACGTTCGTAAGTGTCATTTAAAGACCATCGACAATAGAGAGACGCAGAAGCTATGGTTGATGCATCTCAATATATTTCCACACGAATTCTTGAACTTTCCGATACTTGGTTTTGATATAGTTGCCGGTCCTAATAAGATCACCGGGTCGTTCTTTGACTTCTCTCCAATTACAGACGAAAAACCGGAACATCCCTATCTCAACTATATGCGAGACTCAGTAAAGGATCTATCTTGGTCAAAGCCAAGGGAACTTCCTGTCTGGGCCAAAGAGATCTTTTCAGACTCAATGATCGCGGCTGGTAATCTAAAGACTGAGGAAGAGATAGAACAACTAACCAAAACTTGTCTGCATCTTGTTGAGTACTACGTAACGAATATGAGTAAGAACCTGTACGTTACAAATCCGTTAGAGCTAAAGAAACGACACAACTTATATTGTCGCAATCAGAAGTTAAATCCACACCTACATAGATCTATACTTTCGATGGGAATATCTGAAAAAGATAAAAATGAATACGTAGATAGGATCCTATTCGAGGAGATTTAGATTTGGATGACGATCGTGTATATCGTATGTTTCCGGATCAAAGAAAGTGGTTTAACAAGCTCTGGCTTGCTGAAGATCTTGGGTATGACTGTGGTCCGTCTGGTATAGCACCTAGTAAGAGTGGATACTATATCGTAAGGCCGGTTATGAATCTATCAGGAATGGGTGCCGGTGCAAAAAAGAAGTACATAGAAGCTGGAGATATGTCTGCAACACCCCCAGGCTACTTCTGGTGCGAATGGTTTGAAGGTCCGCAGTATTCAGTCACTTACGAGTGGGCAGGTTTTTGGAAGCAAGTATCGTGCTACCTAGGCGAGAGAGACGAGAATACTCTTTACAAGTTTCGTAGATGGACTCGTATAGATGATATGAAGTTCGAACCAGGACTTCTATTCGAAGAGATAGCAGACTCAAATGTATCCACGTTAAATATTGAATTTGTCGGCGGCCGTATCATTGAAGTACACCTGCGAGACACTCCGGATCCAAAGTATGAAGAACTCATTCCAATTTGGGAAGACAATAAGATATTGGTTGACAAATATGAAAAGTTGGGTTATACTTATATAGAAAGTCACGACGATGCTGATGGCTTTCTAGACGTACCTAGAATTGGTTTTATGATAAAATAAGGAGACTACATGAGCAACGCTTACAACGATCTGCATGTGCAGGTACAAGATCAACACGGTGCCGTCGCTTCTGTATATACATTCCTAGATGGCGATAGTAAGATCGTTTATCATGATGCGAATGGCCATAAATTTTTTGAAGAAGACTATGCTAAGTTTCCAATCGAGACTGTCGAGAGGCATGCCGTTGCTTGGGCAACAGGTAAGAGACAGTTAGCACCAATAAAATAAGGAGAAGACTATGAGCAGCACACTAGTCGACACTTTGATTCGAGAAAATCAAGGAATTGTGTATTCAGCAAAAATCTATAAAGATGATAGCGGACACCACGTCCATTACTTTAAGAACGAACAATTAATCGAGTCTCGTGGGTTTGAAGGCCAACCGGTTGAAAGAATTCACGCTGCCGTTAATGGTTGGCTCAATAATATCAAGGTGCTTAAGAGTTAAATGATTATTACAAGAACGGCAGAAAAGATACATATGGAAATCTCTAGTAAACTCGCAGGCGGCGCAACTTATATTGATGCGTTAGTCGAGTATGCTAAAGAACACGACCTTGAGATTGAGACTGTTGCTGAGATCGTAAAGAAATCTTCTATTCTCAAGGAGAAGATACGTGAAGAAGCAGTCGCAGTGAGAATGGTGAAGAAGGAAGAGAATGACCTTACTAAACTATGCTAATGAAGACTCCTTTCGAGTCTATGTTAACTACCTTGCCCTAAAGAAGCATTTTGAAAGTGATGGTTACGACTATCACAAATATAATGGTAAGGTGCGCGCGTCGTTCGACAAGTTTCAAACTCGAAACGACGCGTTCTTCTTCTACAAACTGTCCAAAAAGAACGACCCAACGAAAGTTCTTCTCGCCAACATTATAAACAATCCAAAGGTATGGATCCGTGATATAGTCGAGGACAGTGGAGAAGAAGTGTTCGTTCAGTGGGAAAAGAGAAACGAGTCTCTTACTTACATATTCAAGAACGAACTGAAGAAGCTCAGGCCAACCTATCAGGACAACTTTTTGGTAAGTAATGGTCAACATCCCTTTATCATAACACTATACATGCGCAAAGAGATCTCTCTCGAAACGTTTTCAATTTTGGCAAAGTTGTCAAATGTTTATGATATGTGGGAGAAAGAAATAGTTGACAAATTCGTCGCGCCTGGTATTATTAGACTATCAAGAAAGTATTATCCATTTATGGAAGTGGATACAAAAAAATTCTCGAAAATCGTCAAAGAACACTTTTTTGAAGATAAATAATGGCGTGGAACGTTCCACACCATTGCAAATACAAAGCTATACATCGCACATAAGGAGATACTAATATGGTGGATTTCGCCGCACTTAAAAACAACCGTTCAAAGTCACTCGACAAATTGAACTCTCAGCTCTCGCAGATTGCACAGAAGAGCTACTCAGATCCCAACGAAGGTAAATTTTGGAAACCGTCTCGCGATAAAGCGGGCAACGGCTTTGCCATCATCCGCTTCCTGCCTGCACCAGGTGGTGAAGACATGCCGTTCGTTCGTCTGTGGGATCACGGTTTCCAAGGACCAACTGGTCTGTGGTATATCGAAAACTCCCTAACCACTCTCGGCAAGGACGATCCTGTCTCCGAGCTTAACTCAAAGCTTTGGAACACTGGTGTCGACGCCGATAAAGAACAGGCACGTAAGCAAAAGCGTCGCCTTCATTATATCGCAAACGTCTATGTTATTAAAGACAGCGGTAACCCGGACAACGATGGAAAAGTATTCCTGTTTAAGTTCGGTAAGAAGATCTTTGATAAACTCAACGATCTGATGAACCCTCAGTTCGAAGATGAAAAGCCAGTCAATCCGTTCGATCTTTGGGAAGGCGCAAGCTTCCGTCTTAAGATCCGTCAGTTTGAAGGTTACGCAAACTATGATAAGTCGGAATTCGACGGTCCTGGTCCACTGTTCGAAGATGATGAAAAACTCGAACGCGTTTGGAAAGATGAACATTCCCTTCAGGAAATCATCCATGAAAAACATTTCAAACCGTATGCAGAACTTAAAGCAAAGCTGCATCGCGTTCTTAACCTCACTGGTGACTCGGTCGATGCTTCGCGCTCCGCAAGCGACGATGTTGACGAGGATCTTGACATGAGCCGCTTCTCAAAGAGCGCTCCTGCTCCAGATATGAAGCAGACTTCATCTGACATGGATACCATCGACGATGATGACGAAGATCTCGCACGTTTCAGAGACCTCATAAAGTAATGATAGGAGAGGAGCGAAAGCTCCTCTCTTACCACTCAGTGGAGGGTTAACACATGGCAAATAAAGAAATCATAGACTTTGATTTCGGTTTTAGTTTCATCGACGATGAGATTGAAGAAGTCAAAGAAACGGCAATTAAGCTTGAGTCTGCACACGCAGAAGATCAAGTCGCGATCGAAGATCTTCAAGAAAGACTGAATAGACTATATAATGCTATCACACCGTTCTTAGATAATCTCTGCAAGAATCCAGAAAAATCGACAATATATTGGCCCGATCGTGTAAAAAAGATCCAGGGCTATAAAGACAAGCTACTCGCAATCATAGAAGGAAGATAGCATGAGTCTGTTAGACAAACTCGTAAAGAATAGCACCATTAAACTTACGGCACCGCTTATGGAGTCAAAGGTTTATGGTAAGAAGGATATGGCTCCAACTCCAGTTCCTATGGTGAACGTAGCTCTATCCGGTCGTATTGACGGCGGTGTAGCTCCGGGTCTTCTAGTCCTGGCAGGCCCATCGAAACACTTTAAGTCTGCTTTTGCTCTGCTTATGGCAGGAGCTTACCTCGAACGGAACAAGGACGCAATCCTTTTGTTCTATGACTCGGAATTTGGTACTCCTCAGTCCTACTTTGAGTCGTTTGGTATTGACATGGCAAGAACCGTTCATACGCCAATCACGAACGTTGAAGAACTGAAGTTTGACATCTCTCAACAGCTCGATAAGATCGAGAAGAAGGACAACGTTATCATCATCATTGACTCCGTTGGTAACCTTGCATCCAAGAAAGAAGTCGAAGACGCATTGGACGGTAAGTCCGTTGCCGATATGTCTCGTGCCAAGGCTCTTAAGTCTCTATTCCGTATCGTGACTCCGCATTTGAACCTTAAGGACATTCCTTTGATTGCGGTCAACCATACATACAAAGAGATCGGTCTGTTTCCTAAAGACATCGTTAGCGGTGGTACCGGTATCTATTACTCGGCTGACGCAATTTGGATCATCGGTCGTCAACAGGATAAGGTTGGTACTGAGATCCAGGGTTATCACTTCGTCATTAATATCGAGAAGTCTCGTCACGTTAAAGAAAAATCAAAGATTCCGATTAGCGTGAGTTGGGAAGGCGGTATCGCAAGATGGTCCGGTCTACTCGATGTTGCTGAAAAAGGTGGCTTCATTCGTAAACCAAAGGTTGGTTGGTACGAAGCAGTCAATCCAGACACTGGAGAAATTATCAGTGAAAAGCTTCTTAGAGCAAAAGAAATTGTTGACAGTAGAGAGTTCTGGGATACAATGTTTAAACAGACCAACTTCGCAGAGTTCATCAAGAACGCGTATACGGTTGGTGGAAACGTTATTCTAAAAGACGAAAACGAAATTGTAAAACATGACGATTACGAGGA